AAATAGATGCTCTACCTTCAGGGTCAGCAGTCTTTGTAACATCAATATTAAAGTATGAATAATTCTCATCACCAAGAGAATCCATCACTTTCATAAGTGCGGTATGCCACTCACCAGTAATAGTTGGTTGCTTAGTTGCCATAAAAAAACCTCCGTCTAACTATTTAGAGGGAGGTATGTCTTTGAGGTAGTCTTTCTCATGCGAATAAGGGTGGGTCTCTCCAGTCCACAGTCTATACCCTTCAACCAAATCTGGCAAGAGCCACTGGTCCACCCTGTAACAATACTTCCAGTTGACAGGTTGAATACAATTTATCACGACAACTTGGAAGAATGCTACTAGGTGGATCCAGAAACTATACACCGTATTTGGTCCAGAGTTTACGAATGTTCTGGGTGATAGGCATACCGCTGGAGTAGGTCTCTAGCAGTTCTTCTGTCTCTTCATCAACAATGATTAGAACAGGAGTAGCAGTCACACCATACTTCTTGGCAAGAGCAAGGTTCTCTTCAGGGATTGGTTCATCGCTGAAGTCTTCAAGGTGAACTTCTTCAATGAGTTTAGTGCGGTCATCTTTGAGAGCGTTGAAGTAACGCTTTACTAGACCACAAGGACCACAGGAGTCCTTTGTGAATAGAATAAATTTAGCAGTCATCGATCGTCAGCAGCGCGGTTTTCAGAGAAGTATATATCAAAGGCACCATCAGGATAACGACGCTCAAGTTTCTTGACATTAGTGGCAATCACTTCATCAAACGAAACTCCAAGAGCTTGAGTTGCTTGTGCTACATACCAGAGCAGATCGCCCAACTCAATAATAAGATGCTCTCGATTGTCATCGGTCCAAGGTTTACCTTGGAAGACCATCTTCTTAATGATCTCAAGGAACTCACCACCTTCAGCATTAATCCCAACGCCAGCAGTAAGGAGACGCTCAATATTGGCACCCTTTCCATCAAGTTCAACAAGACGGTCAGCAAGGGCAACAAAGTCTTTAGAAGCATCGCTGGTTACGGCATCAACAAAGTGTTCGTAGCGAGAAAAATCAATAGTCATACATTCCACTCAGCAAATTTAGATAGTCGGTTTTGTGTTTGTGTAAATTGAGCAAAGTCCTCACCAGGATCTTCACTATCGATGCTGATAGCGGAAGCATCGTCCGCTACATCATACAGCTTCATCTTCGATCTGTCAATTCCCACCATGAATTTTCGTGAGGTAACAAGATCTGAGTATCGGTTCTTAAGTTGTTTGACCATGAGGCGACCTTGTTGTTCAAGCTCCTCAGTAGAGATAAGGGCAAACATAAAATCAGCAGTGGCAGGCAAACCAAAAGACTCAGAAGTATCGGTAAGATCAGGGTCGCTATTGCCAAAACCACTGCGAGTAGTTTGAGTAGCTGAGACAATAGGAACATTACATTCCACAGCAAGACCACGCAACTCCTCAGCAATCGCTTTGACATACGTGTAAGAATTAACAATCGCACCTTTATACCTCGCACTAGCACATATATTAAGATAGTCCACGAAAATAATATCGGGTTTGAAATCTTTCTTCAACTTGAGATCGCTGAGCAATGCCTTGAAGTGACCAGCATGTGCTGACGCTGTAGGATACTCTTTGATGATAAGTTTACCTCTGGTCTTTCTAGCAATCTCTTGAACCTTACTAGTAAAGATAACCTGAGGAAGATCTACGATATCCTTGACACCAACATTCAGAAGGTTTGCGTCAATTCGCTCAGCAATTTTCTCCTCTGCCATTTCACATGTAATGTAGAGAACGTTGTAGTTCTGAGTGAGCGCGGCAGCAGCCGCATGGCACATGAATAAAGACTTCCCGACGCCTGTGCCAGCCAAAGCGACATTGAGAGTCTTGTTAGAGAGACCACCTTTTGTGATAAAGTTAAACTTTTCGAGATCAAAGGGAACTTTCTCTTCTTTACGGTGGTAGAAATCATAACGTTCTTCTGCTTGTTCTGTGTAATCATGTCCTATGTGTTCGTCGAACGATACTGCCAGGGCCTCTTGGAGTATGCCTGGTATCGCATCCTTTGATATTTTCTTATCGCCTCCATCTGCGATCTTGATCGACTGCATGAGGGCGAGGTAGATTGCTCTGTCTTGACACCACTTCTCTGTGGCATCGAGGAGCCATTCGTAGTCCACCCATTCGTCAGACAGTTCTCGAACTGTCGATATCGAATCTTTGAACGTGTCGTCAGTAAGGTCACTACGATTTTGGAGATTAATCGCCAGGACTTCTTGAGTAGGAATTTTGTCATACTTACTAGCGAAGTCAGCGATCTCCTCAAAGATAATTCTTTCATGATATTCTTGGAAATAATCTGCTTTTAGAAAAGGCACTACCTTGCGGTAATACTCCTCAGTGAACAGGAGATTACGCAAGATAGTTTGTTCAATACGCTCAGTTGCCATAGGAGAATTCTTTTTGTGCTGCTTCTTCGAGTTGTTCCATCACTTCGGGGGTGAAGTATTTTTCGGGATCAGCCAGAATAGCAGAAGGATAAACAGAGGATTCGTTAATAACGATACGATTGCCGCTGCGTTTGAATACTCCGTGCTCTTCACCCAGTTCCAGTAAGCCGTAGTATTTGTCAAGACCTCGCTCGTCAAAAAATAGGCGTGTTGCAACTTTACTACCCTCTCTAGTTAGGCGAGACTTCTTTGCCTCGCATTTGATAATGTTGCCAACAACTTCTTTCTTGCTATCACGCTCCTTAGACTTGCTAAGATAGATGATAGTAGAAGCAGCATACTTCAATCCAGTGCCACCTCCCATCTCCTTTGTAGGGACATAGGAACCGATCACATCATATGTATGGTTGGTGACAACCATGGGAACATTCGCTTGACCCAGTTTCAATGTTAGCACACGGAAGGCACCCTTGATCAACTGAGATTTGGTCATGTCACGAACCTGCTTGTCGTTGGCAATGTCCTCCATCTCCTTAGAGGTGGAGAGCATACCAACTGAGATTTGGTCATGTCACGAACCTGCTTGTCGTTGGCAATGTCCTCCATCTCCTTAGAGGTGGAGAGCATACCCAAAGAGTCTAGCACAAAAAGCATGGGCACACGCTCATCTTTAGGTTCTTTCATGTATTTGTCCAGGATGCGACAAGCCTGAGTTCTGAACTCCTCAATGGTAGCAACAGGCATCATGATCATTCGCTTAGAATCAATGCCACGCTCCTCAATCATCTCACGAGAGATTGCAGATTCAGATTCAAAATAGATAACTCCACCAGTAGGATTATCTCGAAGGAAATTACGAACGACAGACAGAGCAAAGAAAGTCTTACCTGTGCTTGATTCTCCTGCCAAGGCAGTAACCTTGTTGGAAGGAAGACCTCCAAACAACGAACCACTAACCAGGGCATTAAAAATATAAGACCCAGTATCAACATAAGATGTAATGTCGCCAGCAGCAACCCCGTCAGAAACAACGCTAGCAAACTCATTGCCCGACTCTTTGATTACACTATCTAGGAATCCCATTGATCTACTTTCTCCTCATAAAGATGCACATATTGATAAGACCTACCCATGAGTTTTGCAAACGCACGAGCAGTGTTGTAGTCCTCAAAGCACTTGATGTCCTCTGGTCCTACTTGACCAACAACATGGTTGGTCCAAGTCACTACAAAGATTTTCTTACTCACTCGAAGAAACTCCCAATCGTAATGGTTTTTTCGTGTTGCCACCCAATACATTGTAGCACATTTTTGAGCGGTTCGAGAAATGATTTTTCGAACTGCGTCTGGTAGTCCACATACTTTTCAAGACCAAATTCCTTAGGCAGCTCACCGAAGAAACTGATACAGTTCTCCAGGATAGGATTAGGTGTCTTGAGATACATGAACTTGATCTTCTCACCCTCTTGAATGAGAGGATGCTTGTTTTCTACCTTGTGCTTTTTGACATAGTGGTTATAGAGCAACGCTCCCCGCACATGGATGGGAGTTCCTTTTTGGTAGATCTCAGTTGGGTGACGATACTTAGCAAGGTTGTTAACTCCTCTGGGGAATGCCACTTCTTCATAAGGGCGCAGTCGTGTTTCTGCTCGCACGACATTGATAAAATCGATAAGTTCATCATTTGTCTTGCCGATAATGATCTTAAATGCTGCATACAATTTATCCCGAAAATATGCTGGAGTAGAAGAACGGGCAGTCTCCAGACCCATGATCTTCATCTTTGGTTCTTTATATCTAACACCCTCACTGTCCCATACGTTGAGAATGTAACGCTTCTTCGCAGTCCAGATACCACGGTCAGCGATGTTCTCACGCTTCATGCTCATTTTTTGTTCATATGCCGAAACGTAATCCGCAAGTTCCTGATAACTGGATTCGATGAATGGTTCCAACTTCTCTTGACAGATCTTATCAAGAATGGAAACAATTGCTGCTTTGTCGCCAGACTTATTACTAAAAAATTTAGAAACAAGAGGTCCAAGATTAAGATAGATTGAGTCGGTATCGCTAGCGATGACATAATCTACATCCTCGGTTTGCAAAAGAGTATTTAGATACCCGTTCATCTTGTTCTCAATCCAACGGATCGAGAGCTGACCAGATAGGGTAATCGCTTCAGCATTAGCAAGACGATAGTATCGGAAGTGTTCGTTGCCGATAGCACCATAAGCAGAGTTGAGGGAGATCTTCCTTGCCATCTGAATGTTATTACAGCGGGCGATCTCTTTCATCAGTTCCACAGTAGGAGTTTTCTCATACTGCTTCTTTGCTTCGATCATCTTCTTCTTAAAGATGACACGACCATCATACATCTTCTTCATCATCTGAGGAAGAAAACCATGAACATCCTTGCGATACTGAGCACCATTAGGGCATACAGCATACTCACCATCAACACCAATCTCTTTATTCAGGAACCTCTCAACGCTTGCGCTGGGATGCCTAACATCTTGGAGGGTCTCTGGCGAGATGTTGTATTGCATAATGAGATGAGGATAGAGACTATTAAGGTCAAAAGACACAACCCAATCATAGAATCCAGGAATCGGTTCCTTGACATAAGCCCCCGCATACTTCTCAGTTTTAGTCGCTTCTTTCTTGGGCGGGATAGCAATCTTACGCTTCAGAAGTTCCACGTAAATATAGTTATCCCACATCCGAACTTGACTAAACACATCTTCATAATTCACCTTGGCGTCATATGCCATGGTGAATGCCAGTTCAATCAACTTCATCTTGTCGTCTAGTTTGTCAACCAAGCGAACGTCATGAATGTTATATTCAATAAACTTCTGCCAGTCGTTCTCATAGAACTCCTTGAAAGTATCAAACTCAGAGTGATCAAGTTTCTTCTCACCCAGCTCCACATTACAGATATGATCTAGACGATAACTCTCCTGGTTTGTATAAGTGAACTTCTTATACAGTTCAAGATAGTCAAGCGTGGAGATGCCAAGCATATCAATAGAGAAGTTCTTGCGACCTTTGATAAAGATCTCACGCTGCGACACAAGTTTCCAAGGCGACAGCAGTTTTACAAACTTCTCCCCCAACACACGATCAACGCGGTTATGGATGTATGGCATATCGAACAACTGACAGTTCCAACCTGTAACCACATCAGGATAGTTGTTCTGCCAGTAATCAATAAAGGCACCCAACATGCTCTCCTCAGAACGGAAATGCATGTAATCCACCATGCTGTCCTGGTTGTTGAAAGGACGGGCACCAAAGACCGTTATACGCCCCGTGAAGCTGTCTTTGATGGAGATGGCAAGGATCTCCTGGTCTGCCGTCTCGAT